TGGCATCTATGTTGATGACGAGGGATTGTTTGCACCAAAACAAGCATGGTTTACCTACCGATTCAATCCACATCCAATGCACCAGAATATGCCATTAGTAAATAAAGCATTGGTTATAGGTTGCGATGAAGAGGGCAACTCGACAGAAACGACAGATACTGTCAATGCTATCAAAGGCCGAATCACTTGGGGAATGGTAAGATAGTGGATATATATTACGAAATAGGGTTGACGATTGACGGTAAAGCTGGAGTGTTACATGTTGACAACAGTTTTACAAAAATTCACGATTCAACGTCAGCCCTCAAGTGGGTTATTGAAACAATACTTGACACAGACCCACAAGCAGATATAGAAGTTGATTTTGTAAAAGAATATAAACCGACATTACATTAAGGGAGTTTTATTATGAATAGATTTATTATAGATTATGACGTTGTGAGCATCGCACAGGGACTATGTGACCAGCATATCGTGAAGATGCCATTGGAAGAAGCACAGATGCTCTGTACAGCTTTATGGCATCACGCACCAGAATACGCAGAGGAGAATGATTTATATAAGCCTGTTCATCAAAAGCATCCTTGCACTCTCTGGGCGATGCACAGTAGAAGTAATTATGAATATGCTTATAGCTTGTATTGTGCCATGCTAGGAGAGTACCACCACAGATATAACAAATGGCATGGTGCTGGTAAACATAGTATTGCTTTATCTAAAGGTGGCCAGTTCCTACCAGAGTTAGGCATTACAAAGCATCCACAATGCTTTTCAGGACATGACCATTTAAAAACAGATGAGTTCTTGCCAGTTCGTGCCTATCGCAAGTTCTATTATGTAGACAAGATGAAGTTTGCCAGATACAACAAGGGCAGATATATGCCAGAGTGGTTAAGTGAAATGAGGATTGACAATGCCGAAAACGTACTATAAAAAAGTGAAACCAGCCAAGCCACGCAATCCAGTTTTTTCAAACATGGTGCAGCGAAAAACCATGACGATAAACGACAAGCGTGAGAAAGCTGCTAAACGTAGACATCAACATGAGATGTTTCAAGCTAAACTTTTGAGAAAGGAGATTAAAAATGAAGATAACCATTGAATCAGAAGATAGAGTAGACTTACTCAAATATATTAACATGCTTAGAGAGTTTAACTGCAATACATCGGAGAAATTACCTATCTCCTACGAACACATTTGCGAGATAGAGTCTCTCATGTATAAACTAGCAAATCTATTACAGTTTGAGCAGCCAGATAGAGGTGGCTGGTATATTAACTACCGTCTTAAAGAAGAGCTAGAAGAGGAGAAAAAGAATGACAACTAAACTTGTACAATATGCAGTAGTGTTTGAACCCTTTGAAACAGAGGGACTAGAATACGTAAAGCAAGGGTGTGGAGCTATGTGGACAGACCAGAGTCCAGTTAAGGTGTTTGACACCCACGAAGAAGCACAGAAAGAAGCAGACAAGTGGAACACAGGACAGGTGGTGCAGTATGGATGATGATGATGTAAAACAACAAGCCTTGGAACAGGCACAGCAAGCCTATGGATTATTCATATGGTTTGTGAAGTGGTTCAGCTACATTATGATAACATTAATTGTTATAATGTTTATGAATAACTGGTTTGATGATGGCACAGGCAGTATGTTTATGCCAGACGAAATATATGAAGATCAATATGACCCACAGGGTCTTAACAAAAAGAAAGGGATATAAATGCCAAAGTATAAAGTTAGTTTTGAATATGAAACAGAGGTAGAAGCAGACAATGAAGAGGATGCCATACTTCATGTAGGAGAGAATTGGACATGTGAATACATAGGTTCAGAAGCAATAGCAGAGGAGATTAAAGATGACTAAATACAAAGTAACAGCAACGATGGATGTAGGGTATGTAGCTGAAATTGAAGCTGAAAACATAGAGAAAGCGTGGGAAATAGCCAAGAATGGTGACGGAGATTGGGTCAAGGCAGATACTGGACACGATTGGACAATAGAATCAATAACAAGGGAGATTAAAGATGACTAGAGAAGAATTTTGGGAGTGGCTTGCCACTTGTCCGACACATAAGTATGAGTCAACAACTCACATAGAAAATGAATCGGATTTTGGTTATATAACTGTAGTTTTTAAAGTACAAGAGGAAGAGAATTTAAGAGAAAAGAATTTACGAGATGGATTGTTAAAACATTTAGCCATGAAAATAGAGGAGGATAAAAATGAAAGCATATCACAATAAAGGATTTGGCATAGCATTTTTTGTAGTGTTCTTGCTGCTTGTACCTCTGCCCATACTATCGCTGTGGGCAGTTGACGGTCAAGATTGGGTTGATAGATTTACTACAAAGTATTTCTCGCCTTGGCAGTCTGAATGTTGGGAAACAGCCAAGCATGAACGAGTCTGCAAGGGGGACAATCAATGCAAGTGGTTTAGGAACTTCTGTCATGACTGAGGGACAAGTATTATTATTAACAATAGCATTTGTCATAATCATAACTTTATTGACTAATGCAGTCGTAGGGATATTCATATGAGTAAGTACAATAAGCATAAGAAAACCAGAAAAGAGATTCTGACGGACTTGCTGGTGGCCATCGTATGTATAACAATAATTGGTGGGATGTTAGTCTATGCCCACTTTGATATAGCGAGGATAGTAAACGGATGATATTAGAAACAGCATTTATGTGTATGGCATTGAACATATACCACGAAGCAAAGAACCAATCTATGCTAGGGCAGATAGCCGTAGGGCAAGTTGTCATGAATAGGGTGGAAGACAGACGTTTTCCAGACAATGTATGTGATGTAGTGACGCAAGCTGTCACATACAAGGGTACAGATAAGCCTGTTCTTCACAAGTGCCAGTTCAGTTGGTATTGCGATGGCCAGAAAGACGAGCCTAACTTTGACAGCGAAGAGTGGTGGAAAGCACAAGAATATGCGTCCATTGTTCTATCTGGCACGATAGTTCTGGATGTCACAGAGGGAGCTACACATTATCATGCAACCTACGTGCGTCCAGCATGGGCAAAGACTAAGACAAAGACAACTAGAATCGACAGACATATATTTTATAGATGGGAAAGGTAGGTTTATATGCGATATGTACAGAAAAGAATATTGGGTGACGGAAAAGCACACTACAGATTCAATCCACCACAATATTTAGTGGACGAGGGAATCGTAGCACGAATAGAGCTGGGTACAGACGTTCCAAACGTCAAAATATTGGCAAACAATCTTAATAAAACTATTGATGAATACAGAACAAACAAGAAACAAATACAGAACATAAAAAGAACAAGCACTCTGTCTGATTTAATTGACAGTTACTTTTTATCTAATGATTTCAATATGTTACGAGATAGTTCTAAACATGATTACAGATATTTTTTAGAAGTTTTGCGAGGGACTTCTGGCTCTAAAAAGTTTATGGCCATCACAAGCAGAGATGCAAAGGTATCTTACGAGAGATGGGTAAACAGAGGAGTGACTTTGGCGAATCATGTATGCTCTTGTGCGTCAATCGTGTTCAATTATGCCATTAGCATGGAGTATACCACGTTCAATCCCTACAAAACTGTCAAACGTAGGCTGCCCAAGAAAAGAAAAGTGGTTTGGTCGCAAGAAGATGTCAAAAAAATGCTTGACTTTTGTTACGAGGACTTCAAATACCGAAGCATTGGTCTTATAGTGCAGATGGCTTACGAATGGTGTCAAAGAATTGGCGATATGCGAGTTTTGAAGTGGGAAAATGTGGATTTACATAGAGGACATCTATATTTAGAGCAAAGTAAACGTAGAGCAGTAGTATTTTTACCAATATCAGACGGTCTGACTGTCATGCTGAAAGAACAGAAAGAAGATTTTGGCTTTCAACCCTACGTGTGTCCCAAAATAAAGCCTGTACAGGGCGAATACAAGCCTTATGGTATGTATGAAGTCGGAATGTTGGCAAGGCGAGTCATGAGAAGAATAGGACTGTCTGACGAGCTGCGACTCATGGACTTACGCAGAACCGGAGTGACTGAGATGGTTGATGCTGGTGTAGATATAAGCCAGATCATGTCTGTTACAGGCCACACAAACATAGGGTCGGTACAACCATACATAAAAAATACATTTACAAGTGCAAATAATGCTTTGACAACCAGAACGAATCATGTTAAAAGCATTTTAAATGCCGACACGGAGAGTGATACATTATGATAAATGATATATACAGTTTAGTGTTAGGACTAGATTTACGTAACGGAGAAACTAAGCGTATGGACTGTCCTAATTGTAAAGGATACAAAACTTTTACAGCTACCAACAATATGGGTAGCCTTGTATGGAATTGTTATAAAGTGTCTTGTCCTGTGTCTGGTGGTGTTCGTGTCCAGCTCACATCGGAAGACATCAAAAGGTCTTTGGGTTTCGCTGTAGAGGAGTTGGACAACGCTGATTTTACCATGCCAGAGTACATTGTGCCTTACAACGGACAGCCAGAGATGACTAGATTTGTTGAGAGGTTTGGCCTGTCTGCACAGGATTTAGAGTATGATGTAAAAGATAATCGTGCTGTCTTTCCTATATTCAAAGATGGCTATGTTGTTGATGCTGTAGGTAGAAGTTTAAGAAATAGCTTGCCTAAATGGAAAAAGTATGGTAAGAGTGGGTTGCCGTTTTCTTATGGGTTAGGGAAAGTGGCAGTCGTTGTCGAGGACTGCATTAGTGCTAGTGTAGTTGGAAGAGGTGAATTTGTGGGTGTTGCTGTGTTGGGTACATCTCTTTCTGAATCACACAAAAAGTATCTATCGCAGTTCTCGACTGTAATAGTAGCACTTGACCCAGATGCCTTGCCAAAAACTGTAGCGTTTAGTAAAGAGTTAAGAGGACATGTGAATGATGTAAAGGTTTTACGTTTGACAGATGACTTAAAGTACCGTAATGAGATAGACATTAAAAATTTAAATAGAATGGGAGACACAGCATGGAATTAAGTTTAGTCAGAAGTTTGATGGACAGAACCTTTTACGATGAACACAGAGGTGCAAGATGTCCAGACAGATTGTTTAGTAAAGATGTACGAAAAATAAAAGGTGCGATTGACAAAGCGATGTACAACTACGAAAGAACCGTCACACCAGACGAGATTGAAGCGTTGTTTATGGCCAACAATCCTACACTAACAACTGCACAGAAAGGTGCATATGGAGATTTATTCAAACGGATTAAGAAAGAGAATCCTTTGGGTAATGATGTGGCACAGGAAGTCTTATCAAAGTTATTCCAACAAGTTGTGGGAGAAGACATTGCCAATCTAGGTTTTGATTATGTAAATGGTTCGCAGACTAGCCTTGAGCCTTTACGCAATATCCTTGAGTTATGGTGATGATTTCACACCCAACCTTAACGTAGAGTGGGATGATATGGATGTAGACACTTTGCTGCAGAAAAACGATATGGAAGCCAGATGGTCTTTCAATATACCGTCCCTTACTAGGGTCGTTGAGGGTGTCAACGATGGACACCTCATTGAAGTGGGTGCTAGACCTAACACAGGTAAAACGTCTTTTCATGCGAGTTTGATTGCTGGAGTAAATGGTTTCGCAAGGCAGGGTGCTAAGTGTGTCGTGCTTTGCAATGAAGAGGGCAGTCACCGTGTGGGTCTACGCTACCTCACTTCTGCTACTGGTATGGACAAGTACCAGATAAAAGAGAATCCTAGCAAAGCAAAGGAGTTGTATGCACCAATACAGAGGAACGTCAAGCTACGTGATGCTACTGGCAAGGACATGTCTTGGGTTGAGAGTGTATGCAAGTCTTACTCACCAGATGTCGTTGTTCTTGATATGGGTGATAAGTTTGCTAAGACACAAGGCTTTGCTCGACAGGATGAAGCTTTGAAAGCTAATGCTGTTCATGCTCGTATGATTGCCAAGCAGCATAAGTGTGCCATATTCTATATGTCACAGTTATCTGCTGAAGCAGAGGGCAAGGTTGTGCTTAACCAAGCCATGATGGAAGGGAGTCGTACAGGAAAAGCAGCAGAAGCTGATCTAATGATTTTGATTGCAAA